TAACTGCTCTAACACGGAATTCTGTTTTATTCTAAACTGTAAATTATCTTTATTACACGTCTGGCAATGTGCGTTTGTATTGATGATATACATTTTTTTCATTTTTTTTGTAACAGACAAAACTTTTGTAGTATTTTTTGTCACGTATTTACTTATAAAACCGGTGAGCATATCAACCAAACTTTCTGAACTGGGTTTAACTTCTTTTGGAACGGGTTGACAAAACATATGCGGTTTGTATCCATCTGGATACATGGCTTTGTAAATTTTATCCGGTAACATGTGTCTGCGCCCACCAAAATTTTTACAAAACCCATATTTTCTTCCTTTCATCGTTTCACACGTACAAAAACATTTTTGGTTGATCGTGTCACCCTCTATCAAAAACCATACGTGATTTGATGCATGTGAACGACTTAGATTTTCACAGTATTTTGATGTAGAAGATACTAGGTATGATGTATCTTTTTTGAAGACTTTAACAATTTCTGCACTCTGTTGACCCACTAGATGTTTTTGGATAAAAGTTTCAATCTGTGTTATCGTCTCGTAATCCGTATACGTATCGCGTGTATCTTGAATATTAAAAGATCCTTCTTCTCTCACAGACCCTTCAATGACGGCGTGATTCTTATTTTCTGTGCGCAAAGTTGCCATATGCAATAATTTAACAGATGGTTCTTTGTCAAATATATATTCCAGTGATTTGGTTTTATGTGAATATACGATGACCGGTTTATACGGACCCTGTGTTACTTTTCCATTCTCACATAGCGCGCAACCTCGTCCATCACATGCGTCATGTTTTGCCTTCTTATGTGACCAAGGCATACGAAATCCACTTCCTTTCGTTTTACGTTTTCCATTTCCGTACACTGCGGTGTCTACGATGTCACCCCAGGGTCGATTAGGGAATAGAATATCTAACGCGGATACGATATGTGAGTGGAGCGCCATCGCTGACCCATGATCAACGACAAAATCAGACCAATTAATATGTATACCGTGTTTAATTTTATCCCCCACAGATTTGGGTTCTGCGACAGAAATGAGTGCATCCTTTCCTCCAAAAAACGCAACACGATCGCATATAGATCTCGATACTTCTTTTAAGTGATCGAATGTTAACTCCTCATCCACCTTATAATCGATATCTACGAAAAAGTTATACGTATCAGTCTTTTGTTCGACAACGTATATCTTTTCGCCGTTATTTATGCATTTAATACACATTTCATAAAATTCATTCAATTTATCAAACGGGACAGATAGTATTCCACCATCCATTAATACGTGTGATAGATTGGATCCATTGCAAAATCCTTGGCGCTTGCACCAAGACTTAAACATACTTACAGTATCCTACACTTATTTTTTTAATCTTCTTCTTCGTGCCATATCGAACGACGATACGAAACATCTATAAATTCTTCATCTTCATTCATCAATTGTTTTTTAAACACTAAAAGTTCGTATACGGTTTTTTCTTTGAGTTCTTCCGTGTACCGCTCAGCCTTTTCTCGTGTATACGATTTATGATCGATGAGAATATCCTTAATCTGCATGAGAATATAACTCTTGGACTTCATTATTTAATAGCAAATGATTTTCTATTGGGGGAAGTCACGCAGGCGTAAAATTCGGGATTTTTTAGGACGTCTTTTATGATTCGTTCCCATCTCCTTCTGGAATTAAATTCCGATAAGGTATCAAAACTCATGTAATCGTTTTCATCGTACGTTCTTTTCATATGAATTTTTTTAGTGTACATTTTATATTTTTCTTCGTTGAATTTTTTGACCAAATCACTTTGATCATTTCGGGAATAATTAACGAAAAAGATAAATACAGTGTATTCTAAGTCAATCGTGGGACTTTCTTTAACTGTAAATGAAAATGTCGTATATTCTCCCCTTTTTAAAGAAACCACACCCCTCGTTTCTTCTTCTAATTCTCTTAAAGCGGTTCGAAGTGGATTATTGATTTCTCTACGTCTACATCCACCCGTGACGAAAATCCACTCCTTAAATCTTTTATCTCTGACTGTTAAAAATCTTGGTACGTCTCCGTTGTATATTACGGGTATAGCGATGGCCTTATGTTTCTTCATTGCTCATCGCACTCTACAATCTCCTGACAAGATTATTCCGAGGATTCTGACTCAGTGATAATGACGGGTGTTGGTTTTTCGGTCTTCTCCTCTACTACGGGGGTAGGAACCTTCTTAACTTCCACGGGAATCTTCGAAGCCCAAGGTGCGGGGCGGGGACGCTCTAAAGAAACCATGGGCTTCTGCTTATCAGCGAGTGCCTCCCTGAATTCTTCGATACTTTCATTCGTTTTCTTGTGTTGACTGTACATGTACACGGTGGCGAAAACACAAATGGCGACGGCGACGAGAACTGCGGTATCACGGTCAAATGCAAACATTATGTAAAATTTACAAATGTTATTTTTAAGTAGATATTATTGCACCCATATTTGTTTTATCGTTACTGGGGCATTCGTATCCTTGTTGGGCGAATTGTATTTCGTTAAAGTGACCATGTTTACATGGTGCATTTTCTTTCTTCTCTTCTGGAGAATTAGAAATGTATTTATTAAGCGTTCCGGATTTAGGATCGTAGGTGATCATAAAAACGAAAAATGCGAGAAATAGAAAAAACCACATTTATTATTATACGGGATTTAATTAGAGTACATTAAACCTCCCATTCCTGATTCTATCCTCATAATGTTGTAGTTAACGGCATATATGTCGTCGGTATGAGAAGCAGTCTCACTGACAAGGCGGGCTGAGTCAACGCGGCTGAAATTTAAGCTGCCTGTAGGCTGAAGTTTTCCAGTCTCAAAGCAAAAGGGGTAGATGAAACGTTTCTTGTTGGCTCCACTCGCGGCAGCTGCAGAAGCGCAAGTATGGTAGTACTCAGAAACAGCTGTGTAATGAGGATCAGTGTACTTGAAGTCGGTAACATCGGTACCGTTAATCTGGAGCTTAATCTTATTATCGTCGGCAGCGATCGCTAAATTCGCACCGTCGGCTGCGGCTAAATACTTAACTGGGTGGTTCAGGTTGAGTTCCTGGATAGTAGAATTGGAAGCGACAGACTTTTGGGTCTGAGTGATGAGCATGTTTTGGGGTGCGGCGGCGAGGGAAGAGCGTTCATCAGTATCGAGGTAGATGAAATGCGCGTAGCATTCCCAAGCACCGGCGAGAGAACCACCCCACGTAACTCGAATCTCTACATCGTGATACTGTAATGCAACCAAGGGAATGGCGGATTGCCAGTTCTCACAGAAGCTGAAACGTAAAGGGTAGAAACGAGATTCCGCGGCTTCACCGTAACCGGAAATAGACTTAGTTAAGTTCTGTGACATAACAGTGGGCGCGACGAATTGAGAAAAGTTCGCATCTTGGGTGTCGATAACCTGACCTCCCACTAACCATTCTACCTTGGCAACCTGACCGAGCCAGTCGGAGGGGGAGTAAACAGTCGTACCGCTACGGGGGGCGAGATAGACAAATCCGAGGAGATCACCCTTGCGCTCGAAACGAACGGTGGACATACCACCAACAGATGGGTTCCCCTGGATAACCTGACGCTCAACAGTCTGAGCGAAGTTTGTGTGACGTTTGTAATTAGACCTAAAAAATGATACCTCTGGTTGGCCTACGATATGGGCATCTTGGGCACCAATGGCGACGAGTTGGGCAATTCCACCTGACATTTTATATTATACTAAGTTTTTATTTTTAAGCTCAAAACAATGGGACCTGTGGATGAATAGATTCTGTGAGAAGGAGTGATAGAATTCCGATCATCGCGAGTCGACCGTTGACGAGTTCGGTCTCAGGCTTCCAAGGTCCCTGGACGTATCCCTCATCCTCTGGGTTAGCGGCGGTGCCGAGGAAAACCAAGGATGCGACAGCGATGGAGAGTCCGATGTTATCGTGGAACTGTGCGCTGATAGGGTTACCAGTCATGATCTCATCGACCACCGCGGAAGTGAATCCGATCATGGCTGCCCGACCGTTAACGCGCTCTGCGACCGCTAGAAAATCGTTAGGGCGGTCGATCTTTGTGAAACGAGACCCCTCGTTGCTCGCCCGCACTACGGTGCGAACAGTGCGAGACTTAACCCTGTTCCTGGATTGAATGGGGGTGGTAATGACGGGCCTGAGAGTGGCGATGCAAGACATTTTGTACTTTATGAAAGCGCTTTTTCTTTAAATCACTAGATTTTCGAGATCCCCGACGCGCTTTACGAGGGATGCGACTAATAGTTCCATCGTCGCGACTTTATTCTTTTCGGATTGGAGATCTTCTTTTGTGGTTTGGAGTTGGCGGTCCACCTCTTGGAGGGCGGCCGTGGCGACCGTCCACACTGTTTCTTTTCGGATATGATGGAAATCATTTATTCTCTGCCCGTAGATGAATAGTTGACTTTCTGTGCGGTCTTCTTTAACACGAATACTATGCTCGTCAATAACCTGGTCAATAGTGAGTAAATGTTCATTATCATCCTCATCAAACACCTTCAATACCGAAGCATTGCTTTCTAGGATAGAAGTATCAAAGTTTGTAAAAGTAATCACATTAGAGGTAGATACGTTCGCTAACTCATAAATATTTGGGATACACTCTTCACCTATTTTTATAGCTTCGGGGAGAATATCATTTACTTCTTGGGCGATGAAACCCCAAACAGGCTCAACGCCTCTGTTAATCTCATCCTTATATCTATATTTTTTTGGTTTGAGTAGTCTTATTATATTCAAAGCTTTATCATCTTCAACATCAACTATGTCTTTCTTTATGCGTTCATCACTCGCACTTACCGTACCACTTACGGCTATGAAATAACTGCTTGTACATATGGCGCTATCACAATATATAGACATAGTTCCAGTTGTAGCATAGTCTACATTTTGATGCATATAACTTGGGCTACTATAATTGAAGTATCGTCGTAAACTACCAGACACATAACCAGTTCCTCCTTGGACGTGAAGTTTCGCGTATGGTGTGGTTGTCCCAACCCCCACATGTCCCATTACATATAGCTGTGTGTTAATCCATGCGTCACCGTTGACCGCAAATCTCTGGGCGGGAGCTCCATAACCTACACCGACGTTGCCGTTATTTAAAATGTCCATGACATGTCCACCACCGCTAGGCCTAAACGCTAAATCACCCGCCGGTGTAGATTGAATCCAAAATTTATCAGTTCCTGAATGTTGAAATCTTAGATACCCGTACCCAGTTCCGGCATCTATATACACACTCGCATGGTTATAACCCGTACCTTTAGATCGTATTCCGGAATCTGAATTATATTGAACATCAAGTGGTTGACCCGGACTCGTCGTACCAATCCCGACATTTCCTCCCTGTTGTATAATCATAGCATCGTCTTGAAGTGATAGGTCAGCCCACGTACCAAAATCTCCTCGATGACCTCCAATATGAGGCCTCCCCTCTTTTGACCCAAACACGAGAGTATTATACGAAGAAGTGTCTCCGCCTATTCTCGCCATTACATGGTGACTGGTGGTGGGTAGATATCTATGTACATGAAAAAGTTGCGAGGGATTCGTCGTCCCGATACCCACATTCCCCGTAGTCCTATAAATATTTGATCCACTTAACGTGAAATAGTTGGTTCCATTGGTTCCATTAGTACCCGCAGCACCCTGTTCACCTCTTGGAATTACAAAATCAAAAACGGCAGCGGAACTCGAACCAGAATTAGTAACGGATGCGGTTGTTGTTCCCACCGGTCCGGGTGTCGTCGTTCCGACGGCTATCGTAGCCGCGGCTCCATCATCTCCTTGAATTCCTTGTATCCCTTGAATTCCTTGAATTCCTTGAATTCCTTGAATTCCCTGGTCACCCCTCGGAATTACAAAATCAAAAACGGCAGCGGAACTCGTACCAGAATTAGTAACGGATG